TTCAGATTTCTTGCTTTTCTTTCCCATTTTATCCTCAGTTATTTAAAATTTATATTGCCAAAATATACTTTTATTGTCAGTACCTAGTTATAAATATTATTAAGCGCGTATAGGCTCGAATAAGACATTTTGGTTTTTTAATACACACAAGCACCCTAAGCTCATTTAACCGGCTTCAGCGTTCTGGTACGCTTGTTGTGGGGTTAAATTTCCATCAACCACGTGAACCAGTTGTTTCATGTAGCGAGCGACCCAATCAGCCGGAGCAACGCCTCCGGTATATTCTATTTGCTTTGCTTCAGATTGATTAGTCGAATACTCTTTGTATTTATCCCTTAAGATTTCTTTAAGCCTACCATCACTAGGGATTGTTTTTTCATTTTCCATGATATACCTGAAAAACGGCTTAATTTTGTCTGTTCTTAGTGTTTTTAAAGTTTCCTCAAGTAGTTTGACTTTCATATCAATTAACCCATTAGTGGCTGATCTGTTAAAACTGACAAATAAATTCATTAGCTGACTTTTAAATATATCCGTTCTTTCTGCGTTCCAATCATTCATTTTTAAACGTCCCTTTGTTGTTCTAGCGCCCATTGAATCATTTCCTCTTGCTCTTGCATGTGTGCAGGTACACTAGGTTTATTGAAAGTACCTGTTTGGTTTAAGTACCCCTCAAACTTTGAGCCAAATAAAGTTTCTGGCCTTAAATATTTTTCTTGATCGGTTCCTTTCCATTCTGCCGACTTTTTGAAGATCACCGTTTTGAAGTTATCAAAAGTAAACCCCTCTTTGAGTCTTGTATTTATCAATAATTTGGTTTTACCAATATTCGGTTTGTAATTTGATCCAACAATTTGATTTAAGTATTTTACAATTCCTGTTTGTATTGTATTGTCTTGTTCTGTAGTGTTATGTACTGTAGTGTTATGTACTGTAGTCGTAGCAAGCCCAGAGCCTACTCTGGGATCGCTCTGAGTTTGCCCAGTTTCCTCTATCCAAGCGATTTTAGGCCCTTTTAGAAAATCTATCGCCCGCTTAAATGAGTTTTGAGAAAATCCCGTCATAATTTCAAAATCATCAAAATCGAGAGGCCCAGTTTCATTTTCTAACACCCCTCTCTTAGGCATTTTTGACGCTAATTGTATCAACAAAATCCAACAAGAAAATATTTCATTCTTGTTTTTATGTTTGGATAATTTTAGATAAGAAAGCCCGTCCATTTTGTTTGGTAACGGTATCCACTTGTTTTTTTTATACCTTCTAGATTCTGCAATCTCGAAGTTTTCATCCCAATTTTTTATAATAAACGTCATTTTGTACCACCAATCTTAAAATGAGGCTCGCGCGAAGATTGGCATAGACACGCAGACTTTCGCAGCTAGAAGCTGACCTCAAAAATTTAACAGATTACCAATCTTACTTTTTAATATAAAAAACTATTACCCATAGGGTAGTTAAATACTTCGCCCGACCAGTTGCAAGCAAACTGCTACGTAAAAACTCGCGAGGTCGGCCAGACGAAGATTCTTAAATTTTAAATTCTGATTTCATAGCAGTTGAAGTTTAATATACAAAATGATTTTCAAATGGGTAGGTACTTAATTAATAAACGCCTGTTTCCCGTCAGCAATCACAATCGCGGTATCAATTTTCTCGATAATTTTCTTATGTAGAGCAGAATACTTTTCGCGTTCCTCAGTTCTCGCTCTTGTAACTGCCTTTAGTTCGTAATTTTTAATCATTCTTTCACCTCTTTGGAAAATATTCATTTATATAGATTACTGTTTTTCTCAATTCCTCTTCACAATCCGTCGGGTACTTTGACCTTATAATAACTTTCACATTCGGATTGATAAAATCGTAAATGTTGTAAGCCAACAGAAAACAAAATATTAAGAGGAAAAATTCAGATTTCATTCTAAAACTTGATACTCATTAAGACCGCCTATAGTTCTGCGCCGCCTGTTTACTGTGAAGCCACCGAAACGGTCTTTTCTTAGGTGCCTAAGCTGCGCTGAGATTGACGTTTCTGGATAACCTAGCTCATCGCTAATCTCTGAGCAAGTTCGCCAAATTCCGTCAAGCATAAGCTGTTTAATTTTCTCATGTTGGTTTTCTAATCGGCTATGGTCAATCTTGGGTATGTAGTCGGGCCCGTTGAAATGTGGCTTCGGGTTGTCCATGAACATTGACTCTTGCTCGCCAAATTCTGGTAGGATTGAGTTATCTTGTTTCAATTTACCCCTCCAAAGTTTTGATTAAAAGGTTTAAATAAGATGATTCCAAAACCGTCTGACCACCTTCCTTGCACTTTAAACCTTGTAAAATATCTAGTGCTAGTTTATTTCTATTCAATGTTAGCAATATTTTTTTATACTTAGCAATCCCAACAGGGTAAAGCGTGGCGGTCCCGTCATCGTTCATGTGGAGGCCACCTGGTTCACTTCTATCGCTTTGTTTATTTTCACAAACAATCATTTGAATATCTGTACATCTACAATTAAACAGATTTTTGTTATCCACCTACGGCCTCCTTTGATGTTCATCAGCGTTCTTACAAGTCGCATAATGTGGCCTATGGCCGGTTACTTTGTCTCCAATAGTCAGAACGATAGACGTTTTAACACGGTCTACCGCTATTTTACCGCCCTTGGTTGATTCGGCCCAATAGATCGGAGCCTGGCAACTTAAACAGAAAGCTTCTCGAAAGTTATTCATTGAATTTATCCCCTTACTTAAACATTAATTCTTTTCTATCTGACTATAATCCACTTCATTAGGGGATTCTATATCGATACCCAACACTAAAGACCCATACCTCTGAATATCTTCTAAAAACTTAATCCATTGCACAGTAGTTAGTTTTGAAGTAGGTATTATAAATGTTCCAATTTTGTCATCAAAAAACTGTAGAAACTTGAATTTAACGATCTCTTTGGCCATCTCCCTACTTACTTTCTTACCTGAAAGCCTAGTCATAGCCTCAGATAATTGACCTAAAACAGGGCCATGAAAATGGCGGTTTTGACCATTAGTTCTCTTTTTCTTGAGTTTTTCAATAGTGTAATCCCCATCTTTTAAATCAGACAGGGATTCAGCTATTTTACCGTTTTTGATTTCAATTTTCATTCAATCTTTTCGTTTAAAAGATGAAGCATAATATTATCTATCCTATCAATATTATCATTTAAAAGTTTAATCTCTTTTCGTTGGTCTGTTAGCTCATAATATTGGTTTAATAGACAAATAACCACTAGAGACAGAATTAAGAGATCTAAAATTATAATTAATTGCATTTTTGTTCCTTTCGTTTAAGGTGTTCCAACACTAATTCTTTGAGAAACTCAACAACATCTATAGAAGGATCTTCTGACTCTTTATTAAGATCAAATTCGGATGTAATATCAATATCTAAAAAAACTACTTTCTGAATAGTATAATGAACCTCCTGTGAATCTGGTTCCTCTGGGACACCAAATCGGCCCCTAGCGCCAGTATGGCACTCACCTATGTTCTCTTCATATTCTACCTTACAATCTATTTCTGGAAAATCAAACATTATCGTCCTCCGTTATACCTATCAATGATTTACTGTCATTAAGTAGCTGTTCGTTCTCTGGTGACTGAAGGTTCACTGAGTTTAAATATTCTTCATTAAGTTTATGCCATCCCTCAATTGTATCACATTTTAATATTCTCTCATCCCATCGATCTTGTGGCTTGGTACTTTTACTTACCCGTTTCATGTGAGTACTGAAAAGTTGTTTCCAGGTTTCAGTTTTGTTAGATGGGTTTCCAGTTAGAGTATCCCATAAATAATCACCAAATTCATTTACAAATTTGGCTACTTTAACACCCTCATATTCTTCTTTTGTTTTACAGGCTGTTAAGTGCTTGTTCCACTCTGATCTTTTAGGCTTCTCTTTTTCATCTTCAATAGGAGATTCACCTTGTTCATATTCGTTAAGCTCTGATAAAACCATGTTAAGATCATTCTCAATCAAAACGTCTTGAAATAGTCCCATTGGGCTTTTAACAGTGTTATTACCGTTATTCTTGGTTAGAAAGTAGTATTGACCATCTTTAACAACCGTCTGTAAAACCATAGTAAACAAACCCTCTAAGGTGATAGTCTGGTCTAACATTTTACCGATAGTCTTACATTTTATTTTACCGTTCTCACCCTCTTCTGAATGACTGAAAAACACTACATTCAAATCAGGTCTTAAGCTATTACAAGCATTTATCACACTCCAAGCGTTTGAAGCTATTTGTGTAAACTTGGTAAACCCCGTTTCAGAAGCTCTTTTCATGTATTCATTAGCCATTAAATATTGGTAATCATCTATTATTATAGTCTTTATTTCTGGACGGTCTTTTGAAATCTTATTTAACGATTGAATTATTTGTATAGCGTTATCAGTAACAAAAATATTTGCCGGACCCGTCTCATTCTCTGGATGAAACTTGCTTCTCCATTTTGGAAAAGGCAAAGGCTTTGATATTATTTGTATTAAAAATGTAGATTCAGAAAGCATATTTCTAAGACTACAACTTTTACCTGTTCCCGACTCACCTATTATTAGTGTTGGATTGCTCATGTTAGTTCTCCCTTAAAATTAACTGTTGTTGTTTTACCGGTCCCTTCATGATATTCTTTTAGTACTCGTTTGATTTGCTCTGTTGCTCCGTTCCCTTTAATTCTATCACAGGACAATAGGGTACTCAAAATCAGTTCCATTTGTTGATGGTTATCCATTTTGGTTTTCACTCCTTAGTTTTTGGTTATAAATTGTTTTCTATATCCTCTAATATGTTGTCAATTTCGTTTATATTTCTTTGTTGATTCAATAGCAGTTTCACGCGCTCAAACATGAGTTGGTGAGATTCGGAAACTTCCCTTAATTTCCGCCTCTCTCTAATATACATATATATCAAAAAAAGGTTACTTAAAAATGAAATAGTCATCCATGTAACGACACTCATTCGACACCTATTTCAATAAGGTAATCATTGATAGAATCTATCACCCGCTTTTGCTTTGGGCTCTCGCCTAGCTTATAACGCCTGAGTGCGTCTTGTGATATTTTCATGCCCATAGCCGCCTCTTTGTGTGAACCGGCTATGTTTTCAGCTTCGGTTAGTTTTGTTGTTAGTCTTTTGGTCAATTTCGATCTCCTTATTTTGAATTTTTAATATTGCGACTTGTATTTCAAGTGCAGCCGTAACTTTTCCCTGGGCGAAAGTCTCGTCAAAATTCTTTTTAGCCACGGAAAATTCTTTCTCGTATCCTTTTTGCATCTGGTCTAATTCCTCTAAAATATGATCATAGTTCATTACGAGACCCCCTCGTTTTTAACTTTACTAAAACAGTGTTTGCAATAAACTGGGTACGTCTTTTTCAAATCGAATACATCGCCAGTTACCTCATGTATGCCGAAAAAACAGAATGTTTTGTTTATTAATTTTATCATTATTCACCCCTCAAATACTTTAAACATTCATCTGTAATTATATCGTCTTTTGTCATTTCATAAACTAATTCTGATAATATTTCTTCTCTAAACCACACGGCCAAATCCAGTTTATTATATTTTCGCCCGTTTATTTCAACACCCCAGAACCAGGGCTCATCTTCATCAAATAACGCTGTAACTGTCACAAGTTTTACGTCTTCTTCGCCGACTGGGATTTCCACTTCAATTTCTGTGTCTAATGAATTACTCATATTTTGATTTCCTTTAGCAGTTATAAATATATACTAACACTTATTAAGCGCTTAATCAAGTGGAAAATGAAAATACTTTGAAATAAATTTTGGGCAAAGAAAAACCCTCATTTCTGAGGGCTATCTGTGTATCGCTAATACCGTTTCGAGCTATTAATAATAATAACCTATCTAGGGATATGCTCCAAGCTTAATCTACCATCTAAAACAACAGGTATTCCATAATCGCGGAGCTTTAAGCAAAAACCGATATCATCAAATACAGTATCCATATAGCGGCCCCGATCCTCAGGTACTTTAATAGTGCGAGATTCAATCCAAGGATACTCAATTTTTTTTAACAGATCCCTACTAATTAAACAAAAGCCAAAGCCGCCGAAATATTCGGTTCCTTCGTAAATCCTGTTTGTGCCTGGGTCTATGTGGTTATCATAATTTGAACAGCCGGGAAACCCTTCTAAATACTTACCGCCGACCATTTTACCGCTCATCTTGTTACCTGGCTTGTATGGATAAAGCCCAAATACAACAGGTTTTTGCAATTCATACATTTTAATAAAATCGTCAAACGTGCCTACTACGTCAGAATCCCAAAACAGACAATAATCGATTGAACTATCAAAAGGCACGTTTTCAGCACTACCCCAAAGAAGATCGTTTCTAGCCCTTAATACGTCAGCGCTTTCGATAGATTGACCAATGAACTTGATACCGTTCCATTCTTTTGGGAAATTAGATATTGCTTGAATAGTCTCTTGGACCATATCATTTTTATTAAGTACGCATATTTTAACTACGATCATACTTTGCGATCCCCGAATTGATTTCCGTGGCCCATATATTGAAGAGTCCAGTTTACATCGTGACCGATTAAACCGGGTAAATATGCTGTTAAATTGCCTGATCCAATAGAAAAATTAATACTACCACTAGCCCCGTCAATATCATTGAAAAATGATAATTGGGATTGACCTAAAATTGTTCTAGTACCCCCGTCCGATCGCACCGCCACATGATAAATTGCAGAAAAAGAAGCGCTTAAATCGGTTTTTAGTCCGTTAACAAAAACCAAATAAGTTGAAACACCATCGTCAACACTACCGCCGATATCAAAATCAACCGTGCCTGAAGTATTAGTCCCTAGCGTTGTCGCGGTCCTAGTTGTATCAATGGATATTCTATTTGAATCAGTCCATCGTTCCTGAGTGCCTTCTGTAAAAGGATTAGGAGAAACTCCCTGGCCTCCTCCAATATCAAGCCTTTCTGTGATCCTAGCGTCTGATAAATCGTTAAATTGAAGCCCTCGAAGAAAAAGCGGGTCTGGTCCACTAAAATAACCTGATCTATCTGTTGTTACGCCTGGGGGTATTGATTTCATATCACCCCGACCCGTAACCCTAAGAGCGCCACCTGGACCAAAAGCCTCACCCTCAACAGTACCGCCAAACCTCTCTGTAACAAAGTTATCTAAAGCGAAGTTTCCAGAAACCGCGCTCGTTACTTCAATTTTGAAAGGAGCTTCACTTTCATTAGTAGATTTAAAATAAACCTCTTTACCGTTGCCGACAGAAGTATCCAAAACAATCACCTCGGTAGAGGTTTCCGAAGAAAGGGATAGTACACCGACAAAAGAAGAAAAAACTACATCATAAGTGAATTTATACCATGTATTCGGGTACATTCTTTCAGGTTTATTATTTTCTGAAATCTGCGAAGCCTCAGAGGATCCGGCAAAAAAATTATAACCCAACTGTGAGCCAGACCCAATGGTAAAACCGCCAACAAGAACCCAAAGAGAACTAGAGTCAAAACCACCGTCATTGATAAAATTACCGCCTACAGGGCTTGAGCGGTCTTGAACGTGGAAATTACCACTAAATATTGATAGCAATTCCTCTGAAGTGTAACCGCCGAAAGCTGTGTCATCTGGTGAAATTGTTATTTTCTCACCATCTACTAAACGAATACCGCCGACGCTATCAAGTGAAAGAAGTTTTCCAGAACTCATTAGGATATTCAAAAGAAAGGTTTTTGAACCGTTTATTGTCTGGGCCCCTTCGATTAAAACCTGTTTGGTATCATCAGACCAATATTTAAGAGCGCCACCTGGCAATTTAGCGACTTGTCTATTGTCTACGTTTTCAACGCCTTTTTGCTTCTCTTTGAGATTGGCCGCCAAAGCCGCCGGAGTATCGAAATACCTGATTATATCTTCAAAATCGTTTGCCATAATAGTACCTCAATATAAATTTTTAACAATCCGATGGCTCTGTAATCGTATCGGGATTGGTTCCAAGTTCTGTTATCGTGTCTGGGCTCGTTCCTGTTTCAATTATTAAGCAGCCCCTAATATCTTCAATATCAGACGGTATAAGGGTCAATTCTAAAATAATAGTATCAGTGGGGGGGTTGATCTTAATTTTGCTTATATACCCCTCTTTCTGTTCGCCTGCCGTGTGTTTTTTATCTCTGAAGGTCGTAAAATCCAATAACTCTAATTCTGCGTGTTCTGGTGTTATTGGAATGTGAAAATTGGCTATTTCCTTTTGTCTTGTAGACCATTCGACTATGTGTTCAAGCAGCATTACCGGACTAGAATACATTCCAGGGTCGGCTTTGAAGTTTGATTCATCCACAAACCATCTGCAATCGCCTAATCTTTTAGGTAACGGATTAACAACCAAAGTCTTTAAATAAGCTTGGTGGCAAGCGTTCCACATCTCAGAGGATCGGTTGTAGTCAGTCATTCCACCGGCGAAAGTAGTCCACAATTTAACCCTAGTTGAGTGAATCCTCATTGTGATAGGTCCAGTTTCCTCATCGCCATCCATAAAGCCAGATAAGTTTTCAAATGAAACTTGAATTTCGGCGGCTTGAACTGAAACTATTTCACCATAATCTATAATACCGTTTTCAGCTTCATAAGATACGATTAAGCCCACAATAGCAAACTCAGAAGGCAAAGCAGCCCACTGGACAAGTACTTCAGAGCTTCCATTGGTATCAATAGAGAATACAGCTTTTATGGCCGCAGAATCTTCAAAATCGTTAGCGCCATCTGTTGAAAGGTGTCTTTCTGGGAAACTATCTTCATCTACTTTCTTGATAAAAACTGATTTTTCAAACCTTTTAGCGGGCTCATTCCATTCATAATTTATTTCAAATTCATTATATACTTGATTGATATCTGATAGAATTATAGGGCTGATTGTGCCTTGAACTATGTTTCCGCTTGTATCGGAAAATTCAGCCACGGGATCAGTAAAATCTCTAAATGCTTTTAATTTTCTTTTCCCGCTTCTGCCTGGGAAAATTCCCACAAATGATTGTTGAGCCATTTCTTTTAAATAATTAAAACTTTTGGCTCTCTCTGTTATCTGCCTACCCGCGCCCCAGTTTTTTCTCGAATCAATACCGGTTAAGTCGAAATCATCCCCATCAGTTAAGCCATCGTATGACTCTAATATCTTGAGAAAAATATTATATAGGTTTGTGGTCGGCTCATCGCTTATATCCGTACGCTCGCCGATTGTCTTGATAAAAATATCATCGTTTATAATGTTAATTTCTTTTTCACCGGCGAAACAAACCTCATTTACAGTAATAGTTATGTTGTTACCTGGACCCGTCAATTCGTGGCCACTCCCAAAAGTAACCTCTAACGTGGGTACCGCTCGAAATGCGACTTTTGAGTCATAAACATCGGATATATTTAACTGTTCTTTTTTTATTCCAAATAGTAAAGGGTTGTTTTCGCTATCACCGTAATATATAGGAGGTATTAAATCAAATGATTTTATTTCCGAAGCCGTAAAGTTACCGGTAGACATTGCGATATTTCTTGATATGATCTCATCTTTATACCTTATCAAAAGTCGCCCATTCAAGTCATAGAACGCAATTCCTATTTCCTGATCCACCTCTTCAACAGAGGCGGACTCAGATTGAACGGTCCAATTTCCTAACACATAAAATTTATCATAATTCGCATTTAACATTTCATCCGGTAAATCAAACAATATATTACAACTAAATCGACTATTTTGTCCTGGTGCTATTTGTTGAAAAACGGCAGAATTACCGGTAAGTGGGTCTTTGTCTATTACGTTTGGTACGTCCTCATTTATCGGCGGGAAATCATCAGAGACTAAAGATCCTGGTTTGGTAAAATCTAAAGCGCGTATTCTGTAAGCTCTTTTAGGTGTAAAAGGAAATAGTTTTACAAAAGACCCATCGTTTCCGGTAACATCGGTAAACGCCGTTATTCCTGGGAACCCATAAGAATTAATATCATCTTCGCTAGATTTTCCTATTATCTCAGACACATCCACATAATCAAATTGATCTTTATCAAAATAAGAAAGCTGTTTTGTGTCTCCAAAATTATCATTTGGAAAATCTGTTATTTTTTCATTTGACACTATGTAAGAATTTTCAAAATCAAAAACCTCTACCCACGTCCCTAATTCTGCTCCCGCTGCGTTTGGGGGCACCGGTGTTATTGTAGATTCATCTGTTTTAGCGTCAATTTCTAAAGTTACATGCCGCTCACCACTTGGAAAGGTTGTCACACCTTGGATTCTTGTTATTTTAAAAGCCTCTTCACTAGCCCCCGCTAAAACAAATTTCAAAAACTTACCTAAGAAAATAGACTCTTCGTTTTTAAGCTTGCCCACGTTTATTTGTACTAGTACTTCGGTTATATTACCGCTTCCATCCTCTGTTGTATCGTAAGCACTTACCTGAGCGATCATGCGGTCTTGACCGTTAGTTCTCGCAATGACTAAAGGCTCGCTAGTAACTTGGATATTTAAAAGTTTAGCGTTGTTTTGATAACCAAAAGTAACTGGAATTGGCTTTCCGATTGTTTTTTTTAATATGCCTGAAAAAGAGGTTTCGTTTGCTGTTTGAGGCGGTAAAACCTTATGAGCATTTTGGAAGTTATCCTGACAAATAAGGTCGATTTTAGTTTCATTATAAGAATATTTTTGAACTATTCCCGTCCAAACATTATAAAAAACATTGTCTATCACCACATAATAACGAATAGTACGGTTTAACATAAAGAATTTTTCATCGTCAATTATATCAAAAAGCGGTTGCCCCTCGAAAGTACCGGATTCAATCTTTATGTTGTCCAGTGAGAAATTTACACCAGACAAAGAGCCATAGTCACCCGAGGTAAGTACGTTTATAATCCTCACTGGGCTACCTAGAGAGCCTCTAGAAGAGATAACACCCTCGCCCCACTTGATTGCATTAGCTGTGCTTAGTTCGCCGGTAGGGACCACCGTAGACCCATCGTAATTAGGCCGACCTGTTATTATACGAAAAGCAGAACCACCGGCCCCGCCATTAAGCAAAGCATCGTTAAATAAACCAATTACTGGTTCGTCGGGAATATCGGTATTGTCAGATATGTCAATTTCAATTGCGTAATTTATTACGTGTGAGGTTGATACCGGCGGAAGGTCGCCAGAGATCATCGACTCGACTATCTGGCGGTCATAATACTCGTTTGGGTTGGCTTTTAAACCTGACGGTTCTATTTCAGCCATTTAATCCGCCATTATGAATCGTATTTTCTTAGTCCTAGCACCTGGGGCGCTGAATTTATAAGCAATAGACTTTCCATTCGTGTCGGCAGCGGATAAATCGATTTTGTAATCACCATCGCTTATCTCGGTCGCCGGCGTATTAGTCATAGACACATAAGCCCCGCCGTCAATCGACCTTTCGCAAAGAGGTGTTTTCAATAAAGCCGGTGACACATCGTCAGACTCTAAAACAAGGCCAAAAGTAAGATTAGGGAAAGCTGTATTTTTCTGAAGTGTTTCGGGTAAATTATCCGTTTTACCTTTAATATCATCCAATTTAGTACTAGAGGTCGCTTGATTTGCGATGATAGTATCTTGTTTAGATTCAGTGGCGTCACCAAAACCAGTGGCACTTTGCCAAGACCCGGATCCGTGAGCTGACTCTAAATCCGCTAATATTGTAGATATAATGGTGGACGAATCAATAAAGGCTGGTATTGTTCCGTCCTCTCTAGAGTTTGTATTTACCGCCTGATTGCCTACAATCACCTTATGGATCTCGTAAGTTTCCTCTGTAAGGTCGGCCCCACCGTTAGATGTGAAACGCCAAAGACCGTCGGCGATATGCACTAAATTCACAAAAAGCTCACCAACAGAAGTGAAAGTCCCGGGGCCATTATCTAAATATCTATTGTTCGATACTTTCCTGATAGACACTTGAGCCGTTGATAAACCCGAAGTAATACCAACCTTTTGATTGTTTTGTAGCTCCAGGCTTACGGCGACATTTGATCCGCTTCTCTTGATAACACTCATAATTAAACCTTTTTACCTGTCGTCAGTTATTGCGTCCACTGCAGCTTCATCGACAGCATCATTAACTTGAATCTTTATATCTCTGCCAGTATCTAAATGGGATTTTTTAGTGCCTAGCCCGTCTAAATGGTAAGCGTTTAGTTCTGACGTACTATTTACATCGTACCCATAATCGTCATCTTGAGTTATTGTAAGCGGATAATTAATAGCACCCACCTCAGAACTAGCGGATTTAGCCCCAGTACCATTTATTTGGGCCTCTGGAGAAAGAGAGAATTTTTTTCCATTATGCGTAAAACCATTGGAAATTAACTTACTTGTTTTAACATCAATTTTTTTCTTTCTCTTCTTCTTGTATCCGACAAGTTTTTCAGGTGCCGTTTCTACAACAGTTTCCCAAGACACTCCGTTCCATTTTTCATGGTCGGCAGTATCGTCATTTTTTTTGCAAGCTGCCGTGTAAGTAACATCAACTCTTTCGGTTTCATTAGCTGAATCGAACGATCCATCATTAGTAAAATCACAAAACCCTTTTCTTAAAAGAACCCCAGTCGCAGTTTCAATTACTCCATTCATCATAAAAACCCCACCATGTTATTTTCTCTCATTTCTAAACATCGAGCAGAACCTTTTTCAAATTGCTTACATTTGTCTGGTCTAGTCGAATAAATTTCACACTTAACACTTTCGCCTATAACTCCGCTAAGAGCCTTACAACAAAATCCACCATTACAAGGTTTAAATCCCATGTGGTTTTTTTGCCATTCAAATTTAGATTTATATACATCAGGTATCTTGCCCCACTCATCATTAGTTGCGTAGACTCTTAAATTAATATCAGTCTTGTCAGTGCAGCAAATACCGCATGTAACACAATCAAGCTCTTCTAAGTTAGAGATTGTCATGATACCCTATTACTGATAAATCTAATTCATCATCATTATCCTCAACTTGATAATCTAAACTTTGAGCTGCATTTGTTATCGGCTCTATGACCCCATACCCTTCTCTATTTTTATCTCCTTGCAGGTGTATTTTAAATCCAAGATCCGTAAGAGAAGATCCTGTTGGCCGTAATGTTGCAAAATCATTTTTATCGTCTGCTTCATAATTAAAAGCTAATATCGGAGCTGTGGAAGTAACAGGCATAAACGCTGACAGGCTTACAGCAGTATAAGACGTTGCTGACCCATTTGTTAGCACTCGTAATGTAGTTTCGTTAGTCAAATAAACCATGCGCCTATTGTTAGCGTTACCTTCTTGCGTAAAGTTTAATATATTACTACTACTGTTATTTCTTACAGCTCCCACTCTTCTAAAATACTGGTAGCCTGCCGGCAATGTAGGGGTTGTTTGGTTTGTTGATAGTATGCCTGCGACCCCAGAAGAACCAGAAATAATATAACATGTGTAAAGCGTGTTTGCTGCTTCTGATCCTGTATCTAAGCCCCCTGCTCCTGAAGTGGAAATATCTACCGTTAGAGGGCTGGGATTTATAACATTGACAGAATCAGTGCTATCTCTACATTCTCCGACCCCTATAGATATTTGCCCGCTATTTATCCTCGTCAGTTTTAAATAGTTAAAGTTTCCTGGGGGAAGTATTAAAGGATCGCCACCAATTCTAGTACTCATTTACGGACCTCAATTTTTAAAGAATCTATCTGGCTTTGTAAAAAGTCTAGTTTCTCGAAATGAACTGAATCAATTTTTTTCACAATCGGCTTACCTTGGTTAATCACAATCTCTTTGACCGGGCCTCTAATTATTGGTAAAATAGTTTTTTGGCCTATAGGTATGATAACTAAAGTTGTAATAGTAGAACCGAAAAATAAGAAAGTACCCCCAACAGACACGACAACGCTCCAATTTTTCAGTAAAAGAGTAAAAAGCGACCAGATATAGGTAAACGCTTCTCTGTGTCCGATTTTCTTTTGATTAGTCATTCCATTAATCCCGGTATTTTGTAAGGGTCAGTCCCGTCTTTTTGGATCAAGTAAATTAAACAGTTATTTATTCTAGTGAACCTTTTATCACCAACAGTTAAATTTTCTTGTATCTCTTTTACATCGTTTTTAACGCCTTGAACCTCATCTCCTATTCTGGTTTTAAAATCGACCATATCTTTTTTGTCAACTTTTAGATTTAAAGCTTTGATTAAGTTTGTATGATTTAGTGTGTTCTTGTTGAATAAATAATTCCAACCCCAAGAAAAAGCTTTTTGAAAAACGGTCAAAGCAAATAAAATGAGCGCCACGGTCAAAGGGCTTATTGTTATTTCTTTCATTCATTTACCTCTAGCACTCCCATTTCAAATAATACTCGCTCGATCTCAACTTTATCCGCTCCACCATCCAAAAAGTGCTTGCAGCCCCGCTGCTTTGTCCCAACCTCTGCCCCTGGGTCTAATAAATACGACATCACGACAGTTTTTTCCTTTTGCTCATCAGTCATTCTTTCGAGAACCCCAAAACCGTCTAGTATCGGCATTTGGAGGTCAAGAAATATTAGTTCATAATCATTTTCTAAAAGCTTCAATCCTTGTACGCCATCATAGGCAGAGTCAAAGCTTATTTTGTTTTTAAATTTGTGCTTTAATACAGTATGATAATCCTTTTGGTCATTTATGATCAGAGCTTTCAACATTTATCATATCCCTATGAAAATACCTGTATGAATAGATCCGCCGCCAACGCCACCCGCTGAAGGAGGGGGAAAGGGTTCTGGTTGATGAATTCCCATTGGGAAGATATCGCCCATAGGGTTCTGATCCACGTCCTCAGTGAAAAAAGCTGATAAATCTAAACCAACATTCCACAGGACAGAGCTTGAATCTATATGAAAATCCACTCCGTCATTTACAAAATTCATGCTCGCTAGCGTTTGGTTTATAAGAGAGCCTGCACCCGGAGCGGTGGCATCTGTCGAACAGTTATTACTTCCTGTAACTACACCATTAAAATCATTGAAAACAGTATTAATAGCCACGCAATTATTGCATATAAGAGTCGTAAAAGCATCATGTGTAAACCCATTATCATCGCAACCATACGCAATACAATTATAAGCATAAAAAGTATTATTAGCATTGAATCCTTGGAATCCGTTTCCATTAGGGGCGTTTGCAATGCAATTTATAGCTCGACCATGTCCTGTAAACACAAAAGCACCTTTTGAGTTAAATAATCCTTTAGATCTACATCTTAAGAAAAGAGTGTTGTTCGCATTAGCGTCTATCCTAAACCCTCTCTGTACGGTAGCAGTATATGTAAGTTGAATATCTCTTATCTGGCAATAATCAGAAGTTATCTTAAACCCATCTCCATTAAATAAATTGTTAATCACTATAACTCCACCATCCATAATACCAGCGGACTCGGCACCACTTGCGGCTCTCACGATAATATGATCGTCTGCCGACTCGTTCGCAAACCCATCAATATTGACTATTTCGTTATAGCTACCCGCTTCCATAACAACCTCATGTACCCCTTGTCCGGACAAATTGGGAGGGATAGCGGCTATAGCAGCCCCTAAGGTTGCATAAACACTAGGTACATCATAGATAGTGGACATTTAAACCTCAGTGAAAATAAAATTGGAAAAAGTTAACTGACCACCAAGGCCAGGATCAACGGGTCCACGTTCTGAAAGGGCTTCTAATTCACCTGAAGAAAAACAATTTAGATCTACATTTGTTCTAGGTGTAAGTACAACGTCTTGCTCATCTTTGATTGGAGAGTTTAAATATTTTTCTATTTCTTCATGTTGTTCGGTTGTAATGTCTACATCTTTCCAATAAAAAATTTCTTTCATTTTATCAGCAAGATCCCAATCACCACAGCAGTCACCACTGCATATCTGAACAACTCTTCCCACAAGTTTACCATTGGGTACGCCTTCAACAGAAGATAGGTTCCTAGAAATTAAAACAGTGTATATCACTAAGCTAGTCCCGTTACACTAGTTACGCCTGATGTGCCTATAATGGTGTACTTTTTCACTGTGATGGCGTAAATTGCCCCACCTTTTACAGGTATTGTTTGCGGCGTGTCATCTAAAGCAACCACACCCAAAACACCATCAACGTCAGGTATAAACGCCCTTGGGTAATCCTCTTTGTTCGTGGTAGGGTCTACGATTGTTCTTTCTAAAGTATCATCTAGAGCAAAAGTTTGTGGCTTTGGTGATGATTTGGTACGATTCGACATTTTTAAACCTCAATTTTATTATTCATTCCAGTAAGCAAGATCTCTTGCAAACGTGATACTTAAATTCCAATCACAAAAGCCCTGTCGACCCAAATCATCCCATCGAATAACTCGACAATTGAAGGGGCCTAAACCGGCTCTCGTACCAAATGGATATAAAATATTTCCGAAGCTTGGGAAAGGTATTTTATTCGCTCTTGCTGTAGTTGATAGGTAACGGCGAATTGCGGCCATTTCGTCACGGTCTTGATTGAACCTAGCCTGGTAGGTACCGGCTTCAGTACCGTCTTGAGCGAGATGATCCTGAATATAGATATCCTGATCATAAGTGAATAATTTATTCATTTCAAAAACCGTTTCTCTTGTATCTACATGACCCAAAGTTCTTAAGGTATCAAGCGAGGTGACCACGTTAATAAAACTGGGGTCAACCATTCTCAAGCTTAAGCTCATCTCGTAAACTTTAAATGAAACGTGCCTTATTTTACCGTAACCAGTGACAATCACCTTAACGTCGCCAGTGTGGTCCACATCGGCCCCGAATATTTCTTCACCAGAGTTACAATTTATGATAAAATTCGCTCGCCTTTGAGCCAAAACTAGCTCTAAATCGGTTAATTCATCAATCGGCCCTCGAAAAGTCACGTCTGCGCTGTAAATATCCTCATCAGCGGACCTATCACAGCCTCGCCAGTTTGAATCGGCCCGTTGAGCCCATTTAAGAGATAATTTAGTCTGCGGCTTATATTTCCAAAGCACTAGAACTGATCGACCATCCCAGATCATATTAGCTCATGAACCTCAGAATCACGCTGTAATTCGGAAAAACTTTGTATTTGCTCTTGCATGGTTTCTTGAACCATTGAGGCAATTTTAACAGGATCGCCGTTTTGTACATTAATCACTGGGGCCTGAAAGGTAATTGTGTTTCCACCTCCACCGCCTGCCAGAACACGCTCAAATTCTCTGTTTTGCCTAGCCGTGAGAACCCTTTCGCCACCATTCGCTAAAATTGGTACTGAATCACCAGATCTTGGGCCCTCAACTACACCGCCCTGGGCGAATTTTTGTGCGTTTATCGCTGCGATTTGAACAGCGCCGGCAGCAAGAGCAGAGGTACCCGCAATAAGACCTAATGGTACAAATGGTTGTGTCGCATATCCACTGGTCGCCGCTTGAGCTGTATTCAACACAGCCGATGCAAGAGAAAATTTCTTTTGTTTTTCAAACCCTTTTCGCCTGATTGACTCCTGTTGAGCAATCGCATTTTCCCTAATTGATTTGAGTTTAGCCTCACTAGCGCCCGCATCTTCAGCAGCCTTGAACTCGGCCTCTGAGCGCCTCCTAGCGTCTTTTAGATCATTCTGAGTGCGTACATTAGATAATTCACCTAGAGAGTTAGCAAGGTTACTGGCAGCGGCGAGAGATACTTGAGCAATAGCTAAATTTTCAGCCGTTTCTTGCTGCCTCGCTTGTTTTTTTATTTCAGCTATTTCATTAGCCTTGGATCGTTCTAATTCAATGAAAATATCTTTGTTGTCTTTATTGGCTTGTAATTCTTTGGCAAAATTAGCCTCAATTATGGATATTTCTTTATTAGCCCCTTCAGGTAAATTCTGGGCCTTTAAGCTTGCAAGTAAATTCCGGTTTTCTTGCTCTTTTTTCTGAACCTCAGTTTTCTCTTCCTCAATTTTCTTTAACTGCTCAAGTTCTTGATCTAAGAATTTTTTATCAATGGCAAGAGCTTTTTTAGACACTACAGCCCTAAGATTAGCCTGGGCCTCCGCATTTTTACCGAGAATCTTCTCTTTTTCTTTCTGAAAGTCAGCTAATTGAGCTAGTTCCTGGCCTTGAGCGCCCAAAGTGGCGATCTGTAAATCACGGATTAGTTTCTTACGATCCTCAATTTGTTTTTTGGTTTCAATTTCCGGAGCTTCTATTTTTTCTTTTATGGCAGCTTTCGCGGCTGCCGCTGCGACCTTTTCAAATCCTTTTTCAGCCACGGTTAAGCCAATGACCATTTTTTCAAGATTAGCCCTTGCGGGATCGAAAGACGAACCTATAATTTCCTTTGAAGATGCTACGGCACGATTAAAATCATTGAATTTTTTTAATTCATCTTTAGACAAAAGGCTTAGTTTTACACCTCTAGAAGTCTTAACTTTTTCCTGTAACGCTCCAAACTCATCTTGAAGTTCTAGAATAGTTTCGAGAGATTCTTTTAATCTTTTGTTATTCGCAGCATCAGTTAACTCAAGACCACCCAAAGCTTTAACCCGTTTGTCCATCTGAGAAAGCGCTGTATCAATAGCCAGAACAGAAACGGCCAGAGCAGCCATCGCAGGATTGATTGAAACTATGCCTTTATTAAATTTACCTAACCCGCCCACAAGACCACTAAGTTGTTTAGCTGACCAAACAGCAAAAAACGCTTTGCCTATTGTAGTGATACCTTCGATATTATCGCCAAGAAACTCTACTGCGGTAGATGCTCCCTCGAACGATTTCTTTAATACATCAGCAAAGCCATCATCTAAAATCTGCCTTTGTACTTTGAATATGGTATTGCTTAAAGCGTTGATTTTACCGTTTAAAGTCTCGGGCCCTAGTGCCGCCGTTGCGCCAAAAGTAGAGCGTAATTCTTTTGCTAGATTAGGTAACATCTGGGCCGCTGTGACCTTACCCGTTTCTAGAAGCTTGTTTAATTCTTTTTCAGTAACGCCCATTGCCTTGGCGGCAAGAGAGAATGCACCTGGGATTCTTTCGCCTAATTGGCCTCTTAATTCTTCAGCCTGTACGTTTCCTTTAGAGATCATTTGTTGAACAGCTCTTAAGGCGCCTTCCATATCAGCAGCAGATAAACCAAGCGCTGCGCCCGCCTCTGAGACACCTATAAAGATCTCTCTTTGCTCAGCCATCGTGAGGCCACTGTTTTTGGCGGCCGCGGTTAGTTGCGCATAACTTAAAGCCGTTGATTGAAGCTCTAAGCCGAGCCTATTGGACTGTTTTTCTAGAAATGCAAATTCTTTTCTGGCACCCTCTACACTTCCGGTACCCACTTTCAAGGCGTTGTTTATTCGATCAACGTTTTTCTGGGCAGACACAAACGACTGGGTAAACTTACCAGTAACAAAACCGGCTAGACCAACAAAAGCGGCCTTTTGTGCGCCTATACCACTGACTATTGATTTAGTTGCTTTCTGAGAGGATTGAGCTACCAGTATCGATGATTTGGCAATTTTTTTATTTGATTTGGTTATCTCATCGGCGGTTTTTTTATACTTACTAATCGCGCCTTTATTATTGACTTCAATTCCTATTTCAACTTTTCTAGCCATTCTGTTTCGCCTTTAATGCTGCGTTTGCCGCTTCGCTTTCTCTCATTATATTATCTAATTTTGCAAGAATTTTCTCGCAATAATCATGAACTTTTATGAGCTTTGAGTTTTGTCTATATAATCCACCGTCAACAGGCCAAAGTTTATGAGACTTAATATATGTGTACAAATTAAAATATAATCGGGCCTCAGTGTTAATTAAATCACCGAGTCTTTCGTTATGTTCTATAGTGCCAAATCCCTTGCATTTTTGACAATCTTCGCCTTTGGATATTTTACCGCTACCGGTGCAAAACCAACATAAAAGCTTATAGCCCCCAGATTCCTCCACGGTATATTCACCGTGATAAATGGAAGTGAGGGCAACTAGTTTTTTGCTTCTTTCTCGGAAATTTCCTTACCGAATCTTATTTGAAGCGTAAGCTGTGATCTCTGAACATTGGAAATTTTTGATAAACAATCATTTGTTAAGGGCTTGATATTGCCTGGGTAGGTTGTTTCTGACTTTTCATCCCTTTTAATGACAATATCCTTGCCTTTTGAGTTCTTGAAATTCTCAAATCGTTTAAGGCCCATACTCAAGATAGGCAAAATCAAATCACCCTCTTTTGTATTATCGGCGATTAAGTTTTCAACATAGGTGTCTTGCTCAAAGTCTAGGGTAGACATCCAAATAATAGTCTGGTCTTTTTTCTTGAGCTTTTTATCTGATTCTGGTATAAACGGGTAATCCGTTAATTCAATCGCTTCCATAGTGTATCCCTTGTTAAAAAGGGAAATATAGAATTATTTAACCCTTGTAGCTATAAGAAAGGGGCCTCGTCAAAGAACCCCCCTCCCAACCACAGCGAAGGGATACGCTGTCGGAGTGAAAATTATATGAAAAGCATTTCCCATTCATCGTCATCTGTGCCGGTACACATAGCTTCAACTTCTAAGCTAGTGATACCGTCTTTTTCACCTACAGGCAAAGCGGCGAATTCAAGAGAATCAGCAAAGAACCAGACTAATTTGTCCAAAACTGTACCGACGCTCATTTGTAGTGCGACCTTAGTGCCTTGATCTAGTTTATCAAAGAAATCAAAAGTGGCGGCTAGTTCATGCTCACAGCTAAGGGTAATTTTAGGTTCTCTAGAGGTAAGTTTGGCCCCTTCGATACCAGAATCACCAGTGGCGTTTCCGTTTTCACGTTGAATAATGTTGTTTCCCATATCGAAATTAATACCAGAGAAAACAGGCTCAAAAGCATCTAGTTTAAGCTGAGAATTTTTAACAATTGGAGGCGCTTCAGTTTCTTTTATGGTCACGGTCATTACTTTGTCGCCGATATCTTCTTTAGGGCCTTCAAATGCGAAATCAAGAAACATCGCCTTATTTGCGGCAGCCTCAAAACTCATATTGGCCATTGCAGATCGAGATCCCCAATGAAAACCATCGTTTTCAAAATCAACAGTTGCGACTTCATGGCAACCTGAGAACGGAGTAACCGCAAACCCTTTAACAGTAGGGGCCAGAGCTGAAGTTGTAGTTGCCCCACTTATACTACCCGTTAAAACCTCACCAGAAACAAAAGTACCTGAAATTATATCAAAATGGATTTTAGTTTCACCATTAAGAACGGGCTTGACTATTCGCCCAGTAGCCCCACTCGTACCACCTGTGATAACATCACCCCTTACAAATTTATTCCCTGTTATTGCACCAATAGCGATACAAGACAAAGCTCTATAACCACAGCCAGAAGCGATCAAAGACCACGCGAATTCAAGATCTCTTTGGATGTAACCTACAGCGGTAGAATCGGACAAATCGTCACCAGTGTCGGAATCTTTATTCGGATTAATAATTTCGATTACGTCAGAACCGTCATTAACATTTGTTATCAAAAAAGTACCGTTATTTATTGGATTTACGGCATTTATTACGGTGTAATACATACCTGGCAAAACATTGGAAAAATCTTCGCTACCATCATGAGATATATTATGAATGAAATCCGCGTCCCATCTAATTTGATCAATACCCATACCCTCAAGACTCGCCTCAACCCCATAGAAATCATCTGGCGTATTAGCCTCAACTCTGAAAGTAGTGTTAATTGCTTTTGTTGATTCTAGTGATCCGATATTAGATAAAGAAGCAAGAGCAATATCTCTTTTTTCTCTAGGTGCGTTATATTCGGGTGTTGCACCGGCATAAACGCGCGCTCGACCATCATTAGGTATTAATGAAACCGCTGTACCTGGTACATCTTCTATTCGGCCTAAAACGTTTATTTTTCTTGATAACAATGGGCAATTTTGCATTATGCACCCCTATGATTAAATGGTTTCACTTGGTTCACTTCTTTTGACTCTGTAATCGATTTCCCATTCCATTTCAATACGACCTGGACGGGCGACAATGTTTGTAAAAAATTTTTGGTCATTGAGTAAATCGGCTTTGGTCCAACCTTTGTCCTGTAAATCGGCGTGACCGGCCTCAAGTACTCTTTGAAAGTCTTGTAATACCTTTGACAAAGCGAGCCTAGAATCTGGCTCTGTAACATTGTCCACGGTAATAATAAATTTGGCTTTGAGTGTGGCGGAATATGAATCGACCATTTGCTCATCTGGATCGAGGAAATCCTCATCCGTATAATCTGTTTTAACATTTGGATATGTTTTTGAATTAGGTTTAAACTGATTGATATCATCATAATCAAAATTAAACCCCGTCCCAATAGACATGGCATCAATCTGTGAATCAATTTCGCTTGTAATATCATTTTTAATAGTCATTCTTGAGACTCTTCAATAGTGTTACCCATTGTGATCTGGTAAATATAATACTGGGCCTCGCGCCCTAAAAAACTGCGATCAATTGGAAACATGTAACTGGAATCTTCAAAGCCATCTGGTGTAAAGCCTGATAGGACTCTGAGAATTTCCTGGGATACATCGTAAATCCCCTCTTGATTCGATTGTTTCCTTAAATTTTTCTTAATAATGTTGAATTGCCATGTATAAGCGGCTTGCTGAGTAAGTACCGTTTGGTTATTACCTTCGGGTGGTTCCCAGAAACTAGATTGAAACGCAACTAAAATAGCCCCGCCTTTGTGCTTCATTTGTCCGATATAGTTATCAAAACTTTCTGGATACGATCTAATTTCAATGCTCTTATTGGGCAATAGATCGGCCTGAAGCTTTGCTATGATCTTTTCTTCGTAGTCGTTTAAATCCATTAGCAGGGCCCGTTATAATAACCGTCTAAGAAGCCTTTACCATCCGGTTGGCTTACGAATATCTGAGATTTACCGGCTGTGCTGCCTTGACCAGATCCTTTATAAATACCGGCTGTGTTAGCTGTGCTAGTTGGATCATCAATTAAAAGAGTACCGGCCTGGACCATACCAAGCTTTTTGCGAACATCCTCAATATCATCTCTAAGAACATCAGGGATCTCAAGGTTTATTCTTCTTCGATATAATTGGTAAATGGCCAGTGAAACCGACCAATCCTTAACCGCTAGAGCAACGGTAGAAGTTACGGGCAAATCATGTTTGCCTCGTAAGTATGTATTAATTTCGTTATCTGCGCGTTCTATAGCGGAGGTAATCTTTGCGTCGTCTACGGTATCAACAGGATCAGAATCATCAGTCAGTTGAATTAAATCATCGTCTGAAAGAATCTCCTGAATATCCGATTTAGTACTGTAAGCCACAAAGCATTTACCTCAGTTATACTATGTTAATATTGTGTCGATCCAAAGATAACCGGCAGAATTGGCAGTAACTACTGTGCCAGTTTCTTCCATTGAATCATATACATGGCCTTTCTTTTCGTTATGCCAATAGCTCTCAGTGATACGAACTTGTTTGTTATCAAGTTTTGATCTAGTCTGAACACCGGCGTTAAGTTTTTTACGGCCAGGACCTTGAAAGGCGTATAAGAAAGCAGAACCCTTAGTATCGTTCTTTTCCCAAATGTATTGACCTGCATAAGCATCGGTTGAACCGGCATCGGCTGTATTCATAACAGCTCCACCAACTACAACACTACCAATTTGGAGAATGTTTGCTAATGAATCGGCTGTAAGTGAATCACGGCCTACATATTTAAGCTGTTCTCTCATATCGTCAATTCGTTTGATTGCTTGCATAGTGCCGAAATCAAGCATTAATCTAAGAGATTTAGGGTTTACACCTTCTCTTTTAAGTTTAGAAAGGGCTACATCAAAATCAGCTAAGAAAGTAGATGTAGAAGGGGCGAGCCATGAACCGGCCTGATCTTTTCCACCGGCTACACCGTCGGACCAAGTATCAGCAAAAATCGCTTCAGCAACTCTGATCTCACGACCTAAGTCTAAATCTTTTGAATTCTTTTCGATTGAATCAGTGGCTAATTCGATAGGGGGTGATTGTCCGTTAGGAATACCCGCATCTCGAAGATCTTCACGTGTGATCATATCAGAAGCCGCATATTGTTTGGTATTGGCATCGACGGTATCACGTTCAACCTGAGTAGTTTTGATTCTAGTACCTGGCGCACGTTCTGAGGCTCCGCTTTGGAACTGTTCACCCTTGTTATAACGTGTAATTTTTTGTTTTGGGCTCATGAGTTCAATCATGGGGAAAACTTCTTTATTGATCAATTCGCTGTCGTGAAATTTGACAGAAATATCTTGTGCGTGTCCGACTAGAACTTCTACATTTTGACCACTCATTTTGATAACCTCTTATTTTGTTGTTGTGAAAACCGTTTAATTAAATAATTTAAAAGACTTGATTAAGCTGTTGTGCCGCCTCTAGTTAGGTGAATAATAGAATACTTGTCTAGTGCGCTTCCACCTTCGTCAGCTTGACCCACTTCACGCTTGCCTGAAGCTGATGTAATAGCTTTACCGGCTGCGTCAGAAGCAACTACAGCCCCGTTTGCGACTGCGGCACCAGAAAGAACTCGAACTACATTACCAGAATTTTGCAAATGAACTTCAACAGATTCGCCTTGTGCGACGGTTTTTGAAGCTACGCCCTTGATCTCTTCGCCATCACCACAGGTAACGACTTCGCCATTGGAATCCAATTTAACAAAGGTATCCGCGACAATAGCAGCGCCCGCAATGTAAGTGAGTGATTTTTCTTCTGATACTTTTCTGCCTTGTCCCATGATAAGAGCCTCTTTTTAAATTGTAAATTCGTTATTTGTTAATAATTTGTTCTAATCTCTTGATTAAACTGAAGCTTTGAAAAGTCCAGGTTCTTTTTCTTGTAATTTTTTGATTGATTCGCCGTAAGTGCCACCGTCTTTTTCTTGGATAGCCGAGGCTTTTTCTTTGATTTGAGCTTCTATTGAAGCGGCTGCTTCGCTAACTTCGCCAAATACTGTGCCTGGTGTTACGCTTGCTTTCTTGTTCTCAAGGCTCAATTTGTAATTTTCTAGAGGTGTTCGAGATACTGTTTCGTCACCTTCTTTAAATTCTTGAGCGGCTTGGCCATCTAAAGCCTTAACGGTCATAAGAATAGATTGCTTTTCAGCAGGGTCGATTTTTCCATCAGAAACCAATTTTTCAGCAAAAGCGTTGTGCTCTGCGTCTTTTTTCTCAGATTCAATGGTATCAATGCTTGTTTGAAGCTCTTTGCTCTTAGCTTCTGAGGCCACAAGTTTTTCAGAAAACTCGCCTGATTCAATTGTTTTGGCTTCTAAGTCAGCTTTTAGTGAAGTGACTTCAATTTCTTGTAATTTAAATGCTGCTTCGTAATCCATTTTTTGATCCTCATTTGGGGTTTCTTTGAAAGTTTCCATTACTTTTGGTTCGGTAATTCTGGTTTGCTTAAGGTCATCTATTGAGAACTGAGATATAATACTGTCAGCCGTTTCGAGCCCTTTTTCACCTATCATGAAATCACGCATGCTTTGAAACATTCTTCCAACCGTTCTAAGGCCGAAAGCCGCGTCCATTTCAGCAAATTCAACGTCAATTTCAGCAAATTCGATAGTCTGAATATCTTCGCTTTCTGAATACGCGAAATCTGGCATACCTTTAACGGCAACCGGAGCACCACCAAAAAACCCAACATGCTTTAAGGATTTGTTTCCTCTAAGAGCAATTGATCGATGTTTAAAATTCTTTCTTTTTAGAGCTTCGCCAAATTCCTCTGTAATATCTGACATCCTAGCGAAAAGCTTCTTACCCTTGCGAAATAATTCGTTTGGTTCAAACCACGCGTAAGCGGGTGAGTTTTCTTTAGGGTGACCGATTACAGCCGGAACCGAATCTTTCATTTCGTTCGTGGCTTCGATTATTTGATCTAGATCCGCTTCAGTCCACGTTTGAGTATTCCCAGCGCCATCCGTTTGCTTACCGGCTCTGAATATTTCCATTGTGACTGTTTTGGTCTTGCTCATTATGAAGATTAAATTAAAACAAGTTTTTTTGCGCTCCTACGACAAAACGCTAGTCAATGGCACTGAATAATTGTATACTGTAGTTAAGATTAAGAACTGCTATGAAAATCGAAAACATTTAAAGAGAGAAAGGGCATAAGGGGGTAGGATGCTAGATCCGTTCACAATGCAAGAGGCCACGCCAGAGCGCGAGGCTGAAATCAGACAGAACCAGAAAGATTTTTTATTCGGTAGTGAGAATAACAATGATATGTACAAGTTCAAAGACGATAACACGCACCAGGGCAAGAATATAAAGCCTAGACGGTATAGGAGGGGGTAGGGTATGGAACTACAAAATGGCACTGGGAGAGGTTTATTTAACACACAATCTAACAGAGTATTTGAAAACAATTAAGGAGAGAATATGGATTACAAAAGACAAGATATTAACACACTACTTTCAGATATACAAGGGTTTATGGACTCTTATGAAAGTCTAACTACAAAAATGGAGTTTATAAACGATGTAAGAGAATATATTCATGAAAATGGGCCATTCAAAAATGAACCGGTAGATTTTGTAAGGTGGGTTGTTACAGATGATGTAATAGCTAATGAGTATAACCCTAATAAGGTCGCACCTCCTGAGATGGAATTATTAGAAGTGAGTATAATGAATGATGGATATACTCAACCTATTGTTACATGGCCTAATAATGATAAATCAGAGGTTGTGGATGGTTTTCACAGAAGTAGGGTTGGTAGAGAGTCTGCTATTGTTAAAGAAAGGATCATGGGGTTTTTGCCAACAGTAGCTATAAGAAATGAGCAGGCAAGCAAAAATGATAGGATTGCTTCAACTATTCGTCATAATAGAGCTAGAGGTAAACATCAAGTTGATGCTATGAGTGAAATTATTTTAGAGTTAAAAAATAGAAATTGGAAAAACTCAAGAATAGCTCGTGAACTTGGTATGGATGAAGAGGAAATATTAAGGCTTTGTCAGATTACAGGTTTACAAGATGTTTTTTCAGATGATGATTTTTCTAAGTCATGGATAGCTAGTGATTCTACTGAAAGTCCTTTTGAAGAGTTAACAGATGATCTAACTAATGAGGAAGTTGAAAAATATCGTACAGTAAATACTAATGATCCTGATAGAATATTCCATACATTTGATAAATGGGAGTGCCATAAGGCCGGATTCTACGCTTCTAAATTTGAAGGGAAGAAAAAAGATGAATGTGAACAATCTTATGCAAATTTTCTATCGAATGATACTAAATTCAAAGAAGCTCTTAACGGTGTTATTTCTAAATGGAAACATTCTTGTGAACATTATTTAACTAATAAATCAATGAATAGAATAGCTTGGTTAGGTCAGGCAGCTATGTGTTATGGTACAGGAATACCTAGTGTATTTTGCGCCGGATTTAATAGACTCACACCTGATGAACAAGAAAGGGCTAATAATATTGCTTTAGAGTATTTAAACATTTGGCTTAAAAACAATAATAGGAACGAAGTTGAAATAGAAGAAGCTTTATCACTTGGCCGTCAAGTTAACATTTATTAAGGAGAAATGAAAAATGGCAACAAAATTATATCAAGATACTAATGTATTAGACGCTGCAAAAGATCGTATTTCTAAGGCTTTTGATGACTTCGAGAGGGTCTATATATCCTTTTCAGGAGGAAAAGACAGCTCTGTGATGACTCATTTAGTTATGGAAGAAGCAATAAGAAGGGGTAGAAAAGTTGGTTTACTTATAATCGACCTGGAGGCTCAATATGTAGATACTATTGACCATGTAGAAGTAATGGCTGAAATGTATAAAGACCATATAGATTTACACTGGTTTTGTGGCGAACTTCTTTTAAGAAATGCTGTGAGTAATTATGAGCCTCGCTGGATTTGTTGGGATGAAGAGAAAAAAGATATGTGGGTTAGAGATAAACCGAAACTAGCTAGGGATTTAAACGATTACCCTTTTTATGTTCCAAAGATGGAATTTGAAGAATTAATGGTAATTTTTGGTGAATGGTACTCTCAAGGTAAATCAACAGGCGCCTTTATTGGTATTCGTTCAGATGAGAGCTTGCATAGATACAGGGCTATTGTTAGCCGTAAAGATGGTTTAATGCACAGGGATTACAAGTGGACTACTAAGGTAAAAAAGAATCTTTTTAATCTATACCCTATTTATGATTGGAAAACTGAGGATATTTGGATTTATCATGGAAAATATAACGATAAGCCTCATAATGCTGTTTATGATAAAATGAATATGGCCGGTGTTAAGTTAAGCCAACAAAGACTTTGCCAACCCTATGGGGATGACCAAAGAAGGGGTTTATGGTTATATCATATACTAGAGCCTGATACTTGGTATAAATTAATTAATAGAGTTAATGGTGTTAATTCTGGTGCTTTATACGTACAAGAAAACGGTAATGTTATGGGATACCATAAAATAACCAAGCCTGAGAACCATACTTGGAAAAGTTTTTGTAATATGCTTTTATCTACAATGCCAAAGAAAACAGGTGTTCATTATAGGAGTCGTTTCCAAAAATTTATTTCAGGTTGGCAAGATCGGGGTTATTTAACGATACCACAAGAGGCCCCTTTGGAGCTTGAAAGTAAGTGTTGGGTTCCTTCATGGCGTAGAATGTGTAGGGTTATTTTAAGAAATGATTATTGGTGCAAGGGATTGGGTCAAACTCAGCCTTTATCAGATGCTTATGGTAAATTTAAGGATATTCGAGCAAAGCGAAAAATTGTAAAGGAGCTTGAGGGGGTATGACTAAAAAAACCAAAATTTTAAAAGAAGGGGAGTAGGATGGAAGAAATAAAAGAAATAATTTTGAGTCACTGCCAGGGGATAGCTTACCCAGAATTTGATCTTGAAGATTTGAATGTGATGGTAAAAGAAATCAATGACCGTTATACTAATGTACAGAGCCAAGAGCTAACCAAAGCAAAGGAAGAAATCGAGAGGTTGAAGAAATGGAAAGATTGGTTAGAGGCTCATAAAGATTCACATGATATTTATTGTAATCATAGAGATGGTCGGGTTTGTAACTGTGGCCTTGACGAACTACTAAAAGAGGTGAAGTGATGGTAAAGGAAACACCGAAAATTCTTTATAAAGCCTTAAGACAATATGCTCACAATACTAGGGTAGGGGATTTATTCGCTGGGTTTGATTATGATGAAACTGTAAAAATAGTCGAATCCCTAGAAAAGATTTTAGCCGATACCATAGTAGACTCCAATGACCAAAGGCATAATTTTGTAATGTCAGAGATTAAGGTTAAATCCCAGGCCAAGGAAATAGAAGGGCTGAAGGAGTTGGTTAAATTGGCTGTTCAATGGTTTGGCGATGAGATAGAGAATGGAAACGGAAATATTGAATATGATGAGTTAGAACTAATCTATAAAAAACTCCTATCCAAACCAACAGAACCAGACACCACAGACAAGGGAGGGGGGTAGATGGAAGAATACAAACTAATATTATTAGTCGTGGCCATGTTAGCTTTTATAATTGCAGTGGTTTTAAAATGAAAAGCACCGTATTTAAACCAAACAACGGAGAAGGAATGGAAGAAACTTTTGAACAATGGCTAGAAAGCTTAAATCAGTACGCTAAAGATTTAGGATGGCCACCAAACTTTGACGATTGCGAAGAGACTAGAGAGTGTTACGAAGATGGTGAAACGAAAGCTCAAGCATTTGGTGATATGTTTAGGAATTAACCAAAGAGGAATAAATGACACCCACTAACAAAGAGGAGCTGTAGAGATGGATGACTATAGTAAGAGAAGAATAACTCTAAATGAGGAGATTTCAATAGCCTTTTATCATTGGGATCACACAGAAAACGAGCTTTCGATTGAGGGAGAGGTTGGCGGATGCTATTTCTGTTCAGGCACTAATATTGATATTGCAATCACCAAAGAGAAAGCGGTTGAGTTAATTGAAATTCTTAATGGATTTTTAACCCCCAAAGACTAAGGAGAGATGAAGAGAATGGATATAGACGCACTAAGACAAGCACACGAAAAGCTAAAGAGGAAAAGTCTGAAGCAAAGGGACCGCATCAAGGAACTGGAAGAAGGATTAGAAGGGTTAATTAAATTTAGCGAAGATGAAAAGCAAGAGGGGATGGTGGGTTATAACTCCGGCCTGATAATCATGAGTTTAGCAGTATCTAGACAATTTCCTGCCTACTCTTTGTAAAACAACAATTAAACGAGGATGAATATGACTGAAAGAACAACTAAAATTGAGATGGAACTAACCCACAATGAATATCTTAGATACAAAGAAATGGCCAAAGCATTAGATAGCCCTAATCCATACAATTTGATTTGCGCTCTTTACGAAACAGAACAGAACAGGATACAAATAGGGGATTTCTTTTACTCTACAGAACAAAACGGGGTAGATATAAGGAAATGTGATAATCAAAATCAAGCTGATAGGCTCAATAGTATTGGTCAGTTTAAAAAGTTACCCGAAAATTTTGACTTTTTATCCTTAATTGAGGGCAAATGAATAAGCGAGAGATGCAAGAAATATCTATGAAATTCGCACCGAGGCCAGAGGATATTAATTTTATTAATTATCCATCAGACAGGGAGCAAGTCCAGGCGGTTGTGAAAAAGGGGCCAAGAGCCCCCCAATATCTTTCGACATTAACCTCCAATAAATTGGATTGATAATAAGGTACTATAATGACTAAAAAAATGCCACCCAGAACAGGAACTATTTTGCAAATATACCAATGTGAGATTATAGACGTGTTTCACTCGCAAATTGATGCTGTAAGAAAAACCGGTGTAACCGCAAATCTTTTAAGTCAGGCTCTAAACGGTATTAACGAATCCTGTGGAGGTTACGAATGGAAGTACGCTAAGGGAATAGACGGATTGTTTTAAAAAAAGTCTTAGCCCGTAAAAACGCGATAGAATCGACACTTTTAGATGATAACAAGGGGAATTATGATTATCAATTCAGGCTTAAAAGACAAAAACAATCGTGAAATTTTAGACGGCCATACAATAAAAGCTACCGGCATAAAAGATAATCTGGGGCGTGAATATAAAATATCATTTGAAAAAGGGTGTTTTACGGCTAAATGCTATAAATCTGAAACGTGCCTTGGTAATTTGAACCTTTCGGATTTCGAGATTCTTGATTAAAAAACCGCTTTGAACTCCGCCAAAATATCGTAATTTAACAGTAAAGGGAAATTGAGCAAATCTATGCAAGAGCTAGATCCAAATAAAGAGATCATTTCCGAAGAGGAAAAGAAAACTCGCCTAGCGATTTTTGATGATAATCATGTAGCTATAACTCAGGCTTATTGGGGCTTTATTGAGCAAAATAACAGGATGCCCACTTATTCATGGGTAGCCGAGGAAACGGGCCTTGCGCTTAATACCGTTCGCACTCATCTAAAAAGCTACAAAGAGAAAGATCTCAAGGATCAAGTAGAGAAATTCAAAATTTTTAGCGATGACGTAATGTTAGGCCAAATAAAGAGGGCCAGAGAGGGTGGTCACGGTTCAACGGATGCGGCTAAACTGTATTATCAAATAGTCCATAACTTCAAACCTGGATTAGAGTTAAGTATCAAGAAAGGCACAGATTATGGCAAAATGACCCTAGATGAGCTTACAGAGCTACAAAAGCAGAAGGTAGATAAATTTGAATCAAAACTCCTCCGACTCGCAAGAGATCGCGATACTCCAAGCTGAAACCGAGCAAATCAATTTAGAGATTGAGCGGCGTATTTGTCGCGCTTCTTTGTACGGTACTGTTCGGACGTTTTGGGATGTGATAATACCAGACCCTTTTCGCTATAACTGGCATATTGAATATTTGTGCAATGAGATGCAAAAAGTTGGGCAATGGGTGATAGATCGTCAACCGGCTGAATATGATTTGATAATAAATGTACCCCCTGGTACTACAAAATCGACAATTTGCTCTGTTTTCTTCCATGTTTGGCTTTGGATTAATGCGCCGTGGGTTCGTATGATCTCAGCTTCACACACAAATGATTTGGCTATTGAGCACTCTATTTTATCTAGAGATGTGATGAAATCGCAGAAATTTAGAACTTTATTTCCGCATAGGGTGAATTTTAAGTCAGATCAAGACAATAAGACCTATTATAGAAATGTTCGAGGCGGGTCTCGGGTGGCCACTTCGGTTGGTGGCAATATCATGGGTAAGCATGGTCATATAATTACGATAGATGATCTAATCGACCCAAAAAAGACCGCTTCGGACGTTGAGAGGGAAAAGGCGAATGATTATATATCTAGGACCTTATCTACTCGAAAAGTTGACAAAGAGAATACGCCCACGGTTTTGATAATGCAGCGATTACACGAACTGGACCCCACTGGGTTTTTATTGTTTAAGGCCGAAGAATCAGGCAAGAGGATAAAACACATTTGCTTGCCCGGTGATGATACTTTGGGCAATATTAAGCCTCATTTATTGAAATTCATGTATAAAGACGGTCTTTTAGATCCGAATAGGTTGAATCGAAACGCTTTAAAGATAATGGAAACCGATCTCGGAGAATCTGATTTTACAGGCCAGGTTAGGCAGTCGCCACAGGCCCCTGGCGGTAATATTTTGAAAAGGGAGTGGTTTAAGTGGTATGAGGAATTGCCGAAAGAAAGGCCTATTTCAAAGATTCAGAGTTGGGATACTGCATTTAAAAAGACCAAAACTTCTGCTTATAATTGCGGATTGACGTTTTATGAGTATAGGGATGGGTATTATCTAGAGGATGCGATTTTTGAAAAGATGGAGTATCCAGAGCTTAAGGCTTCAATATTAGCTTATGAAACTGCTCACAGCCCTAATTTAGTTTTAATTGAAGATAAGGCCACGGGCACCCCGATTATACAAGAATTGACCCGAGATAATAAAATCAACTTCATACCAATTTTACCGGATGGAGATAAGGTTCAAAGGGCTCATGCAAGTTCTAGTACTGTCAAGGCCGGAAATGTTTATATTCGGAGCAATGCAAAATGGACTCATAAATTAATAAATCAATTGATACTTTTTCCAAATTGCCAGATTAAAGATATTATGGATGCTTTCTCACAGTACATAAATTATATCAGAGATAACCCCAGTGTCCCGGTAACTAGAATGGTTGGCGGTGGGAAGTCTAAAGTCACTAGAAATTACTAATAGGTTATTATGACAAATCCAAGAATCCGAGATAAAGATTTTAAAGTAAGCGACTCGAAATACAGTAGGGGTAACTCAATAGATGCTTTTGCCACGGCTGACGTATTGCCCAATCCCGATCCAGTATTAAACACTCAAAACAGTTTGGCTACTTGGCAGAATTTTAGAAATATCTTTTGGGACCCACATTTGACCGCTGTTATAGCTTCAAGGAAATCGGTTACTTTATCTAAAAAGTGGTATATCGAGGGCGGTAAATCACCGTCTAGAGTACGTAAATTCATTGAGAAAAATTTTGAAAACCTTGATATTCATAGGGCCACTGAAGAAATTTTAGACGCTCCTTTTTTCGGCATGCAGGCAATGGAGCCTATTTGGGGTAGCCCTGAAGGTGTCGAAGGTGAGAACAAGATATTTTGCAAAGAGTTCACTGGTCGCCCTGCTTGGTGGTTTCAATACGACAAAGAGAATAAGCTTAGATTCAGATCAAAAGATAATTTCTGGCCTGGTGATCCTGTCGAAGATATGAGTTTAATCGTGGCTAGGAATAACCCAAAGTATGAGAATCCTTATGGAGAGGCTCTTCTAAGTAAAATTTATTGGTCGATTAACTTCAAGAAAGCTGCTTTTAAATATTGGATCGAGTTCGCCGAAAAGAACGGTTCGCCCTACTCTATTGGTAAAGTACCTAGAAATGCGGGCGAAGCTGAATACGACGAACTCTTAGAAAGGCTGCAAGAATTGGTTAACGGATCTTCAGCCGTAATTCCTGATGACACTAGCGTCGAGTTTATTTCGTCTGGAAGCAAATCAAGCGCTGATATCTACAAAGATTTAATGAACGCCGCGAATCAAGAAATTTCAAAGGCAATTCTAGGCCAAACCCTTACAACAGAGTCAGGTGAGAAAGGATCTAGGGCGCTAGGCCAGGTGCATGATAACGTAAGGCTTGATATCGCCGAAGCCGATGAAATAATGGCCGAAACTTGCTTTAATGTGCTTATCCGGTGGATTGTAGATATAAATTTTGGTCCAAATGTTGTGGCTCCTACGTTTAAATATGAGCATGAAAAGGATATTAAAAAGGATCTAGCCGAAAGGGATAAAATATTAAGTGAATTAGGTGTTAAGTTTGATGCCGAATATTTTAAAGAAATTTATAATTTGGCCGATAATCACTTCACAATGGTTGAGCCTGTTGTAACTGAGTTACAAGATGAGCCAGAGTTTCGAGAGGCTTCTGAATTTGAAGATCAGAAAGCTGTGGATAATTTTATTAATGGCTTGACTAATAAAGAGCTTCAAAAGGATTCAGAGTTTTTAGAGCCAATAATAAAAATGATTGAGAAAGCTAGTTCATTTGAAGAGGCTCAAGGCGCTTTAATAAGCCTGTTTCCTGAAATTAGGCCAAAACGATTAGAAAAGTTATTAGGCAGGGCTCTTTTTTCTACCCAAAGCCTAACCCGCAACACAGAGGATTAATTGGCAATCCCAGGTAAAATAATCGTCGACGCTTCAAAAGTTAGCCCAGAGGAGGCTATTAAAATTTTTGATAAGCAAGGGATCAAGATATCAAAGACTGCCGAAGAAACTAGAAAAGCGGTAGAGGAAAAGGTCTTTGCAATTACCCAAGACGTTCAAATGAGCGTGGTTCAAGATGTTCGAGACGCTTTGTCAAAAGCCTTGAAAGATGGGCAAACTTTTGAAACTTTTCAGAAGGATATTAAAAATACTTTGGCCAAAAAGGGTTGGACGGGCGAAAGGACGGCTATAATCGGAGGTGAAGAGGTTAAGGTGCTTACCACCCCACACCGTTTAAGGACCATATACAGGACTAATATTCAATCAGCTCTAAATGCCGGTAGATTTGAACGTCAGATTGATAACGCGGACGATAGGCCCTTCTTAATGCTAATTGACGGTATTATCGAGAACTCTAGGCGATCACACAAAACCCAATCAGGATCAATACAGCCGATCACTTCACAATTTTGGAAAGCTCCTAATTCTTGGTACCCTCCAAACGGCTTTAACTGTACTGGTCGAACCAGATCACTCACAAGAGCAGAAGCCAAAAGCCGAGGCGTTAAGATAAATAACCGATCATTAAAGCCAGATCCAGGGTTCGGATTTAACCCCGCCACCGAGTCTTTTAAGCCAAAAAAAGAAGATTTTGATCAAGATATTTGGGACGCGGGCCAGGATTTAGAACCGAGCGTTTTGAAATGATAAAGGTCACCACAAAATCAACAGAGGTGCAAGCTTTATTCAAGCAACTAGGTTTTAATGCTGAAAAACTAAAACCCGCTTTGGTTAAAATTGGCGGAATGTTAGAAGATGCAAGCGAAAAAGCTTTTAATCGTCAGGGTCCAGGTTGGCCCGCACTAAAAAAATCAACAAAAGAAAAACTATCTAGGACCGGAAAAGGCGGTAAGACCCTACAAAGATCAGGCCAACTGGCCTCTTCTGTTTCTTCTCAAATACGCGGAAATACTGTTTTTATAGGTTCTAACTTAGAATATGCCAGGGTCCATCAAAAAGGCGGAACCATAAACCATCCAGGCGGAACAAAATACAAGTTCATAGGGCCTGGAAAAATCGCTTATTTGAAAAAAGGCGCTAAAAAATTTAATGGAATCACAAAACCTCATAAAATAAAAATTCCAAAGCGTGAATATTTAATACTTTCAGAGGCAGAGCTTAGAAAGTCTAATTTCATTTTAAGCAAACACATGGTAAGGGGAACATGAAGTCATTCGTAAAAAAATGGAATAGGGACGATATACCAAACAAAGGTTTGAAAGAAGTTTCGGACGTTATCGGTATAAATGCGGTAAAAGCTTTATTAGTCAAGTGCCCAGGTATGACTTTCCACATTCCAAAAAAATATTATTCTCAATTGGATGATAGTTTTTTGAAAAAGCACAGGAAAGAAAAAGCAACCTGGCTTGCCCACAAACTAGGGTTATCAGTCAGAACGATTTATCGAAAATTACAAAAATTAGCTGATTGACTTATCTCGCTTCATGGATTCAACCCTGTTTGAGTAGAATTTTAAGTGGATCTCTAACTCTTCAACGGTAGTCCTTACAAATTGTTTAGATAATTGCCTTAATAATTCTGGGGTACCAATATCATAGGTTTTAGTTAAAAAAGCCTCGTATTGTTCTAGATTGCCCCCTAGCCTACAATTACAGTTTTCGCATTGAGGATGACAGTTTTTTTCCATCCATCTAGTGGAAATATTCCAACGGTTTACAAAATGCCCGTTTTGCATACGGTCCCAAGAATCAATTCTATTGCAAGTGCAGCACTTAGTAAAACCCCATTCATCGGCATTGAATAGCCTAATGTACTGGGAAAAAACGGTATCTAGTCGCTTTTCTAGGGCTTTCTTGTGTATTTTAGTGATCTTAGGGTCCATCCTCTGAGCCACTTGAACTTAACCGGCTTTGCATAACACTTACTAAAGTATAGATTTATGCGCTCTTGAACAATGACATTTGCAAACTGAGAACTGGCACCGTTTAATTTGCTTATTGTGGCGGGTCCAATTAAACCATCCACAACCAAACAGTTTTTGAAATACTTGTTTATGGTTTCTTGAAAGAACCTAACAGCCGATCTTTTCCCTAGATTAATACCGCAATCAAAAAGGTGCTCGGCAAACAATGGATCTTTGATTTTATGGCATTTTAGAGGGACCCAGAAATATTTGTAATAAAAAGCGTCAACCATTTTGTTTAATTTGAAGTCATTGAACTTTTCATTATTTTTTATTTTACGGCCCGCATTTTTCTTGATTCGGTCAATTATCGCCCACCCTTCCCACTTAGGCCAGAATTTTCTCGCGATTCCAATATAAGTTTCCTTTCCTTCGTCATCAGGATCATTAGCGTAGCCACCCTCAGAGCGCCTCACATCATACATTGCAGTTTTAAAGCTCACTTAGTACCTCTTTTATTTTTACCCTTAAATCCAGGTATGGTTTTTGTTTTTCTGGTTCTGATGTGGCTGAATGGAAAATGGCAGCCCTAGTTAAACCGTTATCTATCAAAGGATTACTTAATATTTTCTTTAATCTTTTGAGTAAAAGCTTGTCTTTTGTCACACTCTCAAAAGGCTCTATAGGAGGAATACCATTTTTGATAGATTCCCCTTTAATTTCATTTTGCCAAGATCATCAGAATGTTTAAACGAGATCGGGCCCATTGGAAACCCTTCGTCGCCTATTTCCATGACCTGGAATTTACCCTCTTTGGGTTTTATTTCGTTTTCACTTGCATTTGACAAACCCATTACGAGAAAACAAACGCCCTCGCCTTTTTCCATTACTTCGCCGGTTTGGTCCCTTAGTATATCACCGCAATTTATCACTTTTTCACTCCCTTTAAAAAGGGCGATGTAAACCGCCCTAGTGATTTATTTGTTTCTTTTAGGTGCTTTAGCGTCTGCTTTCGCCTTTTTTTCTGCTTCGATTTTCTGGTATTTTGCAACCAATTTATCAGAATCAACATGATATTTCGAGTTAATTTCAGAAATTTTAGCACGATCTTTTCGGCCTAAACCGTCTAGTGCTCGGGCTCTTGCCATTGCAAGTTCGCTTGATTCAGATTTAAGGGTTTTAGTGCTTGCCGTTTCTGATTCTACAGTTTCAACTACCGGTTCTGGCGCTTCTTCGGTGACAGTTTCTTCAGTTTCAACTACTTCGGCCACTGGTTCGATAATTTCTTCGACTTTTGTCTCTTCAGATTTCTTGCTTTTCTTTCCCATTTTATCCTCAGTTATTTAAAATTTATATTGCCAAAATATACTTTTATTGTCAGTACCTAGTTATAAATATTATTAAGCGCGTATAGGCTCGAATAAGACGTTTTGGTTTTTTAATACACACAAACACCCTAAGCTCATTTAACCGGCTTCAGCGTTCTG